ACTGGAGTTGGACAGGGTTGAGCGATGTCAGGAGAGCTTTCTCTACTTTGTTACCCAGATGTGGCCCGGTTTTATTTCAGGTAAGCACCACACAATCATGGCAAACGCTTTTGAGCGTGTTGCCGCTGGTACTCTCAAGCGGTTAATTATCAATATGCCTCCCCGGCATACCAAGTCAGAGTTTGCTTCTTACCTGCTTCCGTCGTGGTTTCTGGGTAAGTACCCGGAGAAGAAGATTATTCAGACTGCCCACACCGCAGAGCTTGCAGTTGGCTTTGGGCGCAAGGTAAGGAATCTGGTGCAGTCAGAGAACTACCAGAAGGTGTTTGACACCAAGCTGTCGTCAGATTCAAAGGCCGCAGGCCGATGGAATACTGACAAAGGGGGTGATTACTTCGCTATTGGTGTAGGTGGCGCGGTAACAGGTAAAGGCGCAGATGTATTGATCATTGATGATCCTCATTCTGAGCAGGAAGCTAGGCAAAACAACCCCGCAGTCTTTGATGGGGTATATGAGTGGTACACATCTGGCCCGCGCCAGCGTTTACAGCCGGGTGGAGCCATCATTATTGTGATGACAAGGTGGGCAAAGCGTGACCTAACCGGTCAAATCATCAAGAATTCAGAAAAAGGCGGCGTAGATGACTGGGAAATCATTGAATTCCCTGCAATTCTGCCCTCTGGAACCCCTTTATGGCCCGGATTTTGGTCAAAAATTGAGCTAGAGGCACTAAAAGCGGAGCTTCCCACAGCGAAATGGGAGGCGCAGTACCAACAGAACCCTACAGGCAATGAATCAGCCATCATTAAGAGAGATATGTGGCGGATTTGGGAGGGGGATGCCCCTCCTCCCTGTGAGTATCTGATTCAAAGCTGGGATACGGCCTTTGAGAAGAACAACCGGGCCGATTACTCGGCCTGCACAACGTGGGGGATCTTCCAGCACCCTGACTCTATGGGTAACCTGAAGCCAAACATCATTGTCCTTGACTCGTTTAAACAGCGTATGGAGTTCCCTGAGCTAAAGAAACGTGCCTTTGATACGTGGAAGGAATGGAACCCAGACACATTGATCGTTGAGAAGAAAGCGGCGGGTGCGCCGCTTATCTATGAGCTTCGTCAGATGGGAATCCCTCTTGAGGAGTACACACCAAGCAAAGGAAGCGATAAGATAGCGCGTGTAAACGCGGTATCAGACCTGTTCTCATCTGGCTTGGTCTGGTGTCCAGATACCCGCTGGGCTGACGAGTTGATGGAAGAACTTGCAGCCTTTCCTAACGGCGACAACGATGACCTTGTTGACTCCTCTAGTCAGGCATTGCTTCGTTTCCGCCGGGGCGGGTTCATTCAAATCGACTCAGATGAGCAAGATGAAGTCAAGTATTTCAAAGGCCGCAGAACAGAGCGGTATTACACCGTTTAAGGATGGATATGGACTACGAAGCTTTTAAAGATATGCCGGATGTGGAATATATGTATCGCACAGAGCGTGGGTCTACCTATGCCCATTTGCCCGGCAGTCAAACTATACGAAACAGAAGTAGAGAAAAGCACAGTGATCAAACAACGGGTATACAGCCAAAATCAGGCAAGACTGTGTATATGGATAAATCTTCCACGGCGGCTTTGGCTGGCTGGCTTCAAAACGCAGATGTAGCAACACAGCTATTTCCAGAAATAGGCGCAGATGGCAAGCCAACAGGTAATGCCCAAATTAAATTGCTAGAAGACTATGGGCCAAAAAAAGCTGGTTCTGTGGTTGCAAAAGTGCCATTTGCAACAAAGCCAAACGTAGGCTTGCACCCAGTTGAGATTTACAGAAGTGAAAGCCCCAGAGGCGACACGGGTAAAGGCATTCATTTTGGCACTGCAATTACCGAAGTTCTTGAAGGTGGCTTGGGTCAAAAACCAATTAGAGGGTCTAGCTCCGGTTTGGGTGGGAGACGACCCGGCGCAGGAGAGGAAATAAGAATGATGAACCCGCTAAAGCTTGCCAAAGGTGGCGCAATAAAGATGCCTGACAACTACAGTCAAGGTGGCTGGAAACTAATTTAAGGATTAAAAATGGCAACAAGTTCAATGGATAAAGGTTTGTACGCGGCCCCTATGGGCATGGAGCAAGAGATGGACGCTCCCATTGAGATCGAAATTGAAAACCCGGACTCTGTAGATATAGGCATCGGCGGGTTTCAATTACATATAGAGCCTGACAACGCAGATGAATTTGATGCCAACCTCGCAGAGCTTATGGATGATTCTGACCTCAAAGGTCTGTCCTCGGAGCTTATAGATGATTTTGATAAAGATACCCGCGACCGCAGAGACTGGATTCAAACCTACGTAGAGGGCTTAAAGCTTCTGGGTCTGCGTTACGAGGAGCGTACAGAGCCTTGGCAGGGAGCCTGCGGGGTGTTTCACCCCATGCTTACTGAGTCTGTTGTTAGGTTTCAGTCAGAAGGAATAACTGAGACATTCCCGGCAATGGGGCCGGTAAAGACCAAAATTATCGGCAAAGAAACGCCGGAGACAGAAGAAGCTGCCGCAAGAGTTCAAGAAGACATGAACTACCAACTGACGGAAGTTATGACTGAATACCGCCCGGAACATGAAAAGCTCCTGTGGTCTTTGCCCATTACCGGCTCCGCCTTCAAAAAGGTCTACTACGACCCAAGTAAAGGCCGTCAGATGGCGGTGTTTATCCCCGCAGAAGACCTTGTTGTCCCCTATGGCGCAAGAGATATTGAATCCTCAGAGCGCGTTACCCATGTAATGCGCAAGACAAAGAATGAAGTACTGAAGCTACAAGAGTCGGGTTTTTACCTAGATACCGACCTTGGCGACCCAAGCTACGAGCTTGATGATGTCGAAAAGCAAAAATCTGAAGAGAACGGCATGTCTGCCATTCAGGATGATCGCTACCGCATCCTAGAAATGCATGTTGATATCGACTTACCCGGTTTTGAGCATGAGAATAAAAAGGGTGAGAAGACAGGAATTGCTCTTCCTTACGTAATCACGGTTGAGAAACAGTCTGGCGAAATTCTTTCAATCAGGAGAAATTGGTATGACGGAGATCCCCTGCACATTAAACGACAACATTTTGTCCACTACCAATACATCCCCGGTGATGGCTTCTATGGCTATGGTCTTATCCACCTTATCGGAGGATACGCAAAAAGTGCAACGATGCTCATCCGTCAGCTTGTGGATGCGGGAACACTCTCAAACTTACCCGGCGGCCTCAAGTCTCGCGGTCTTCGCATCAAAGGTGATGACACGCCGATCCAGCCCGGAGAATTCCGCGATGTAGATGTGCCTTCGGGGTCTATCCGCGACAACATTCTTCCTCTTCCTTACAAGGAGCCAAGTCAGGTTCTATTCGCCTTGTTCCAGAACATCGTTGAAGAAGGCCGCTCTTTTGCCAACGGCGGAGACATGAATGTCTCTGATATGTCTGCCCAAGCTCCGGTAGGCACAACCTTGGCAATTCTGGAAAGAACCCTGAAGGTCATGGGCGCAGTCCAGTCCCGTATGCATTTCTCTATGAAGCAGGAGTTTAAGCTTCTCAAAGTGATAATTGCTGATTACGCGCCAGAGGACTACGACTACGAGCCGGAAGATGGTAGTCGCGCAGCCCGTAAGTCGGACTACGACTCTACGGACGTTATCCCGGTAAGTGACCCTAATGCCTCAACAATGGCGCAGAAGATCGTCCAGTATCAGGCAGTCCTCCAGCTAGCTCAAGGCGCACCCCAGTTGTATGACATGCCCTTACTGCACCGTCAAATGATTGAAGTTCTAGGGGTCAAGAACGCCAATAAGCTTGTCAAAACTGAAGATGACCAAGTCCCGACCGACCCGGTGCAGGAAAACCAGAATGTCATGACAGGCCAGCCGGTCAAGGCATTTGTCCAGCAAAACCATGAGGCCCACATCCAAGTTCACATGATGGCAATGCAAGACCCAAAGATTGTCCAAATCATTTCTCAAAGCCCGCAGGCCCAAATGATTCAGGCTGCAATGCTTGCCCACATCAACGAGCATGTGGGCTTCCAGTACCGCATGGAAATTGAGAAGCGAATGGGTATTTCTATCCCCGTTGAAGACCAAAACAAGCAAATCCCACCGGAAATGGCAAATCACATTGCCATTATGGCGGCGGATGCCGCCAAACAACTGTTTACACAGAACACCCAAGAGGCCAAACAACAACAGGCCCAACAACAGATGCAAGACCCAATTGTCCAGATGCAAATGCAAGAGCTTCAGATTAAGCAGGGTGAATTGCAGTTAAAGCAGCAGAAACAGCAAATTGATGCTGCGGCTAAGGCAGACCAGATCAGGGTAGAAGAGTCCCGTATTGCGGTTCAAAAGGAAATTGCCGTCATGCAGGTTGCGGCGAACTCTGCCGCAAAACTTGATCAAATGAATAAGAAAGCTGAATCTGACGGCGCTCGTCTGGGCGTTGACATTCAAAAACATCGCGCACAAATGGCGATGCAAAACGCGCAGAAAACTGCGCAACAACTTCCTAATAAACCCAAGAAAGGTTGAATATGGATGCAACTCATGTCTTAAGGCATGTGCGAACTGAGCTTGCAAAAATCCGCGCAGAACAGGCGGAGTTTGTAGCCAGCGGGAGAGTAGCTGATTTTGCCGAGTATCGGCATGTTTGCGGGGTGCTTCGAGGTCTTGACCGCGCAAATGAACTAGTA